ATAGAGGTAGGTCAGTAAAGCTAAATAAACCATTTAGAACACCCAATAAAAGCAAGAAATTTGGAGTGTATGTTAGAGATAAATCATCTGGAAATGTCAGAATAGTAAGATTTGGCGATCCAAATATGAAAATAAAGAAGAATATTCCTGCCAGACAAAGGTCATTTTTAGCTAGAATGGGGGGTGTTTTGAAACAAGTAAAAGGGCAAAAGTCATTATCCCCTGCTTTTTGGTCAATCAAAGCATGGAAAAAAAGTTTTCCTTTATAGTTGCATTTCTATAGATTTTCTATAGATTTATTATCATGTTAAACACAAATACAGGAGAAACTAAAATGACTAATATTGTAAAATGGAATGTGCCTTCAAAAAGAAATCGTAGTATTTATCATACATCTTCAATTTGGAATGATACAATCTACTCTCATTATTTACAAAAAATTAATGATAGTTGGGTTATGAAAACATATCGTGTTGATGAAAATGGCAAAAGAGAAAATTGTTTAGGTATAAATTTATTTCCATACAAAACATCTATAACTAATGATGATTTAAACCCAAATGATTTAATGAAAAAATTTCCAGATTGGGCATTTCCTAAAAATTCTATTCAGATAAATTCATATACAGAAAAGGAGTGGGTATAAGCCCACTTCTAGGAAGGTACAATTATGTCAAAAGAAATAAAAGTAGGAAAAGTTTATTCTCACAAAAGTAGCTTCAATGGTGAAAAATTTTCTTCTAAAGTTATTGTTTTAGAAAAAGACGAACAAACAAGCACTAAAAAAAATCCTCACTATATTGTTTTTCAATTAACAACCCCAAAAATTTGCAAAAAATATCGACAAATTTTAAGAAAACATAATTACTTTTGGACAACACCAGATAAATTACAGGAGGTAAAATAATGGCTGACACAAAATGGATTATTGAAAAAGACCATATCTCAAAAGGTAGGAAAAGAACTTTTAATGGTTGGATAGCAACTTTAGTTGGTAAGAATGATGAGAGATTAGATATCATCAGATCATGGACTAAGAAATCATTGATTGAAGAAATAAATTTTAGATACCCATATCAGTAAATAATCCTATCTAGACTATCCTGCCATTTCATTATATACAAAATGGAATGGCAGACGCATTTAAAGACAGCTTCAAACAATTTGCAAATAAAAAACAAGGCATCTTAAATAAATTAATAGATAGCCATGAAGAAAGATTACTTGGCACACTAAAAAAATTAGAAGATGATATTATTGCAGAACTAACAAAAGCAACATCTGGTGGAGTCAATCTTACAACACAATTAGCAATACAGCTTAGACCAAATCTAAAAAGACTTATTGAACAGAACTTTTTAAAAGAAGCAGATACTATTGTTTCGGAATATGATGAGATAGTAAAAGAATATCAAAGGTTTATTAAACCATTACCAATCCCGGATAAATTTAAAACATTAACTAAGCCTGATCTAAAGGTTATAAATGATTTAAAGTTTCTATCATTCTCTGGCTTTGAGGATATGGGTAATAGATTTTTAGATACTATTGCTAACGAGGTATATCAATCAAGTGTAACCGGGCGACCATTTAATGAAATGGTGAAGAACATTAGAGGTCAAATCAATGGTATTTATCAAAGATCAAACGAAGCAGCTGTCAATAGATTAGTAGATTACATAGATAAAAATAGATACTCAGAGAACGCAGCTATCATCAAAAAGGTTAAAAATGCTAGAGAGATATTACACACTAAATACGCATCAGATATCTTAGGCAACAACATGAGAAGATATGCCGGTCAAATCGCACAAGATAGTTTGATGCAATTTGATGGTCAATTTACTTTATACAAAGGGAAAGAAGCAGGTATTACTAAGTTTCAATATGTAGGAACAAACATAACTACAACCAGAAGTTTTTGTAGAAGATACTTAGATAGAGTATTTACGGAAGAAGAAGCTAGGGCTATTTGGCAACAATCTTGGAGAGGTAAATCCGGGACAGATCCATTTGTTAATCGAGGTGGCTATAGATGTAGACATAGTTTTATTCCTTATGATGATGCTTGGTTTAATGAAGATACAAACGAGAATATTAAAGAACAAACTAAGACCAATGATAAACAAAGGAAAGAACAAGCAAAAGACAAACCAAAAGAAAGATCATTTAACATAAATAGAAACAAGGTTTATTCATCATTTGATAATAATAATGTTGGAGAGTTTGGGAATATTATGAACAATCTTGAAGGACAAGAAATATCAAATCAAAAGATTAGTAAATTTATGGAAAAACACGGAATTACAGCTTTATTTTTATCAAAACAAGTAACAGGGAAATCTTTTAGACAAAGTGAATTTAAAAAAGTTAATGAGCAATACAAAAAGAATCTACCATCCGGGGATAGTGCAAATATTTATGAAAGAAGCTACCCTTTAGATTTAAATGAAGCTGACATAAATAGATATCCAAGATCAAATGTAAATGGTTATGCTTCACCAATAAATAATGCACCGGTAACTTGGATTACTGAAACTGATGATTTTACAAAGGTTGATACAAAAATTTTACAAAAAAATACAGAAAAAGTAATTAACAGAACAAAAAATGGAGAAGGTAGTTATGTTACAAAAGGAAAATTTGGTGAGAAAAAAAATGCTGATTGGTCATTTTCAAGTGGTGCTACAAGTAGTGAAGAACAAAAAATCAAAACTATGCTACATGAAATAGGTCATCAAGTTCACTTTTATGCATCCACAGATAATTCTGGGCTATTTTCTACAAATACATTTATGGATATATACAAAAATGCATCAAAAGAACAAAGAAAGAATTTTATATTAACTAAATACCAACAAAAAAATAAATACGAACAACACGCAGAATTATTTACAGCTTATGCAACAAATAGAAAAGCATTAGAAAAATATAATCCTAGCCTTGTGGAATATATGGATAATTTGATGGACAAGGCAATAAACAGTTCAACGAAGGGATATTAAATGGCAATAGAATTACCAAAAGAATTTGAACAAGCGGAACTTCTTTTAAATCAAGATCCACTACCAAGTGATATTATAAAACAACTTAATAAATTAAGAGAAAATTTAAAAGAAAGTGAAAAAATACTTTTTGATGATTTATACGATAGCATACCTATTGAGTTAGAAGATTTAGATTGAAAAACATAATATTTATATTAAATCTATAAATATTAAGGAGAACTAAAAATGTCTGACGAGAATCAAAAACCGGAACAAATGGAGAATACACAAGAAGTTAATGAAACACCAAAAGAACAACCTATAGAACAACCACAATCTAAACCTAGTCAATTTGATATAGATAAAGTTGTAAAGGATAGGCTCTATAGACAAGAGAAACAATTACTAGAATCATTGGGTGTTACCAATTTAGATGAGGCAAAAGCTGCCATTGAAGAAAGAAAAAAAGTAGAAGAAGAAAAACAATTAGAACGAGGTAAGTTTGATGAAGTAATGAAAAAGAAAACTACCGAGTATAATGAGAAAATATCTCAGCTAGAGAATGAGTTGAAGAATGAACGAGTAGATAAACAATTAATCAACTCAGCTTCAAAACACAAAGCAATATCCCCGGAACAAATCAAAGATTTAATGAAATCGAGAGTTCAGTTAAATAAAGAAGGTAAAGTAGAAGTTCTTGATAATTCTGGAACACCTAGATATAACAAAGATGGAGATTTATTGACTGTAGACGAAGCAGTTCAAGAGTTTTTAACGCAAAACGCACATTTCCAAGCAGCAACTCCCCCGGGGAGTGGAAGTGTAGCCAATGTGGGTAAGACATATACGCAAAAGTCTTTAAATGTTGCGGACTTAGATATGAGTAATCCGGAAGATCGAGCCAAGTATCGAGAATACAAAAAGGAACGAGATAAGGTTACTGTAATTAACTTAAATAAATGAAAGAAGGTAAATAATGGCTAACGAAAGCACCAGTTCAACGTTAAGTGAACTGTATACAGAAATCGTTGCCGAAGCTGAGTTCGTAATTCAAGAGCAATCTATAATGAAGAACTTGGTAAAAAACTACACTATTGCAGGTGGTGGTAAATCCGTAGAAGTACCGATTTATTCAGCTATCGCAGCAGCGGCAGTAAACGAGGCAACTGATTTATCAAACACAGCGGTTAATCCTACATCAGTAACGATTACCGCATCAGAAGTTGGTGTAATGACTACACTAACTGATCTAGCAAGAAACTCAGCACCAAGAAATGTTGCTGCAGATATTGGTAGATTATTTGGTGAAGGTATTGCCAAGAAAATGGATCAAGACTTAATCGCACTATTTGATGGTTTCTCAGTAACATTGGGAGATGGCACAGGTGCAATTTCAGCTGCATCTATTTTTAACGCAGCTTCTACTCTAAGAGCAGAAGGATTACCAACAAATGAATGTGTATGTGTATTACACCCAAAAATCGCATATGACTTAAAAGCAAACTTATCTAACACATTTGCTAACGCAAACGCAAATGACTTAGTTAATGAAGCATTAAGATCAGGCTTTGTTGGACAATTAGCAGGTATTCAAATCTTTGAAACTTCAAATATGTCTAACACCGGTAATGCAGGTGATTATAAAGGTGCAATATTCCATAGAGATGCATTAGCACTAGCTATGATGCAAGATATCAAAATCGAAACTCAAAGAGATGCTTCTCTAAGAGCTGACGAGATTGTTGCAACAGCTGTGTATGGTGTAGGAGAAATCCATGATTCTTATGGTGTAGAATTACACTTTGATTCATCAATCCAATAATATAAACTCTTGGGTGGGGATTTACCCCACCCATACAAAGGAATAAATTATGGCAAAAATTAAACTTACAAAAGATGGTAAGATCATTGAACGAGAACAAGCTGATTATGATAAAAATATAAAAGTTTGGGAATTTAGAGGTTGGAAACCGGTTAGTAATAAGCCTGTAGAAGAAAAACCAAAGAAACCTAAGAAGAAGAAAGACGATTAATGGCTGCAACATCAGTATTCGCAGTAATAAGTTCAAATATGACGGATTATCAACCAGATATTCTAACTTATGGAACAGCTGATTTTGATACTCAATTACAATTTGCTGAAGATGATGTTTTAAGACAAATCCGTGAGGAATGGTGGGAAAGATACCGCCATACAGTAAGATACAAAGATATTACTAAGGTTACTACCTTAGAGATGGATAATTCAAAACTAACACCGGCCCAATGGAAAAGAGCAACTATTTACCGGGGATTATCTGAATACATTTACCCAATATTATCAAAGTTCAAAGATCCAGATGGTGGAGATGGAAAAGACGCATTTCAAAATAGAATGGATTTTTATAGACAAAAATATAATGAAGAATTTCAAGCCATACTAAGAGATGGTGTAGAATATGATGAGGATAGTTCCGGAACTGTTCAAGCTAGTGAAAAAGAGCCTATCCATATGCTTAGATTGGAGAGATAAAATGTGTGAATTTTGTAATGGCGAATGTGTATGTAAATAATGGTTGCATCCGTAAAGGTAAAATCAAATACAATACAACTTCAAAAATCTCTATCTGAACTACAAAAAAAATTCCCAAGAGTAATAAAAGAAGCATTAGCAAATGTTTCAGCTTTACAAATAAGAAATATTAGGGATAGAACTCAACGAAAAGGTATTGATGTTTTTGGAAAGCCTTTTAGAGAATATTCGCCCAGATATAAGAGAGCTGCAGTAAAAGAATCTGGTGTAGTTGATTTAACTGATACCGGCCAAATGTTTAGTTCATTAACAAGCAAAATATCAAGATCAAAGGGTAGTTTATTTTTTAGAAATATGTTTGCCAATAAAAAAGCATTTTTTCACGATATTGCAGGTGCCGGAAAAGGTAAAGTTGTTAGACCATTTTTTAGTATTAATGGACAAGAAGAAAAACAAATAGTAAAAGTATTTGAAGAAAAGATCGCAAAAATATTACTATGAGCAAAAGAGAAGATATAGCTGCCAACATTATTACAGTATTAGATGCTGTTACGTCACCTATTGAATTTAAAAAATTATCAAGAGAGCCATTTAACCCGGAAGAAGATTTATCAAATTTACAGTTTCCAGCTATGTATATATCAACCGGGGATGAAACAAGGGAAGATTTTAGCTTAGGTGCAACAGCTAGTGGCAAAAGAAGTGGAACGATTGATTTTATTATTATTGCTTTTGTTAAAGGAACGGATGCAAATATAGATACAAAAAGAAACCAACTTATTGAAGTTATTGAAGAAACATTAGATTCAGATAGAACTCGTGGCGGGAATGCATTAGAAACTAAAATTATTGAAGTTTCTTCTGATGAGGGAACACTTTATCCTTTGGGTGCGGTGAGAATTGTGGTAAGAGTTTTATATGAATTTGTACGAGGTACAGCATAATGGCTAAAAGAATTAAGCTATACAAAGATGGAAATTCCATAGAAGTATGGGATAATAATATAGACAAGTTTCTTGCTAATGGTTATAAACTAGAAGCAGAAAAAAAGCCTTTTAAAAAGAAGGTAGAAAAGAAAGAAGAAGGAGATAGCAAATGGCAACCCATGTCGGAACAGCAGGAGTAGTCAAAGTTGGAGCAAACGCAATAGCAGAAGTAGTTGGTTTTAATATTGATGAAACAAACGATACTGTCGAAGATACATCATTAACCGATACTGCAAAATCATATATCGCACTAAGGAAAGATGCCACAGGCACTATAGAGTGTCATTGGGATGAAACAGATACAAATGGACAAGAAGCACTTGATGTTGGATCATCAGTAACTTTAAATCTTTATCCAGAAGGTGCAGATAGTGGAGATGCATATTATACCGGAACAGCTTTAGTCACCGGTGCATCAGTAGCGGTTACTATGGAAGGAACTATTAGTAGAACATTTAATGTTCAGTTCTCAGGCGGCGTAACACATACATCAGTCTAATAAATGCCCAAAAAAGATTATCTTGAGGGTGCTATAAATCATTTTAAGCACCAAGAGATTAAAGTAATAGAGGTAGAAGAATGGGGATTAGTTGGTGAAGATGCCATCTATGTAAAACCCTTTACCCTATTAGAAAAAGCAGAAATCTTTAAGGGATCAAGTGATAATGACTTGACTGTGCTTATTGACGTTATTGTAAAAAAAGCACAAAACAAAGATGGTCAATTAATGTTTGATTTGGAAAGTAAAATCCGAATGAAGAAATTTGTTGATCCAGATATTATTGCTGTTGTTGCATCTAAAATTCTTAACACAAATACTGATCCTAAAGAGTTAAAAAAAAACTAAATTCAAACACAGAATTTAGATTTCATTTTTTCTTAGCAGAAAAACTTCATAAAACCATAGGAGAAATTCTTCAAATGCCTGTTGAGGAATTTGAAATGTGGATCGCATATTACAATCTCAAACACGAAGAAGAACAAAAAGCATTGAATAAACAGAAGATGCAAGGTAAAAGAAGATAATGACTACAAAAAAGTTGAATATTGATATTCTTGCAAGAGATAAATCAAGACAAGCCTTATCACAAGTACAAACAAGACTAGGAAATCTTAAAAAATCAGTATTTAGTTTACAATCAGCATTTGTTGGATTAGGAGCTGGTCTTGTAGTAAAATCATTTGTAGATGTAGGTAAAGAAGTTGAAAGCCTACAAGTTAGATTTAAATTTTTATTTGGATCAGCAGAAGAAGGTGCAGTTGCATTTGATAATCTTTCAAAGTTTGCAGGTAGAGTTCCCTTTTCATTAGAAG